CGATGTTGAATTGGGCAAAAAGAACGATTGAAAAAATGAAAGAAGATAAAAGCGAACAACCCAACGAAAGACACATCAAATCCGTTGTTGAAACCGATGACGAAATCGTCATCACATTCGGCAAAGGGGAAATGGCTGATGATGTTGAAACGGAATCAAGGGTTGAAGAAAGAGCAGAACCAAACGAATTGGCGGTTGGTGACTTTGTGCGTTGGAACTCATCGGGCGGCAATGCTTACGGCCGAATTATTCAAGTTGAAACGGACGGCGAATTGGAAGCAGATTCGGGATTCAAAGTCAACGGAACGTCCGACGACCCGGCGGCATTGATTAGAATTTACCGCTACGATTCCGAATCGGACGCATACGTTGAGCGCAAACCAGTGTTGAACGTTGTCCATAGATTTAGCACATTGGAAAAATTCGACGCTGAGGTTCGCAAATCTTCAGTCGTAAAAGAACAACGCGAATTCCGTATGGAAAACGCGGAACAAAATGGAAACACAATTCGTGGTTATGCCGCCGTTTACAATTCGGATTCCGAATGGATGGGTGGATTCTACGAACAAATTGCAACGGGTGCGTTCGATGACGTTATGGAAAACGACGTTCGTGCCTATTTTAACCACGATGAAAATTTATTGTTGGGACGTGTGTCAAGTGGCACACTAAGAATCAGCACGGACAAACGCGGTTTGTTTTATGAGGTTGATTTACCGAACACAACATATGCCAATGATTTAGCGGAATTGATGAAGCGCGGCGACGTCAATCAAAGTTCATTCGCGTTCCTTATTGAAAAGGATAGATGGGAACAACGCGATGGTGTAACTTACCGAATCATTGAAAAAGTATCACGTTTGCTTGATGTCAGCCCCGTGAGCCAACCGGCTTATCCGGATGCAACATCAGAATTGAAGCGCGATTTGGAAACGGAAACCAAAGAAGAAGCGAAAGCGGCATCGGTAGAAAATACCGAATCCGAAGTCGTGGAAACGAAGGCGGAAGATTCCGACCTTTATTTGTATAAAAGTAAAATTCTAAATTTTTAACACGATGAAAAACATCGAATTGCGCGGACAACGTGCAGAACTAATCAAAGGCGCAACGGCAATCGTTGACGCGGCACAAAAAGAAGGACGTTCTTTGAACGCCGAAGAAAAGTCGAAATTCGACGCAATGGAAGCGGATGCAAGAAGCATCAAAGACCAAATCGACGTCATCGAGCGCACTGCCGAGATGAAGAAAGAATTGGCGGCAAATGCTGAAGTTCGTGAAGCGGCTCCAAAAGCAACTCGCAAGGGTGCATTCGAGAAATACCTACGCAACGGAATGGGTGCATTGAATAGCAACGAGCGTTCAATGATGGCTGAATTACGTGGAACAAGCACGCAAATCGCCGGAACCGACACTTTGGGCGGCTTCCTTGTACCTCAAGATTTCAGCAACGAATTGGACATGGCGACATTGTTCACTGGCGAAGTTGAGCGTCTTGCAAAGAAATTGAACACGGCGGGTGGCGCATTGTTGGATTATCCTACAATCAACGACACGGCTACGGATGCTAATTTAATCAGCGAAGCGGCGGCCGTAACTGTTCAAGATATGACATTCGCAAACGCGCAATTGTCTGCTTACAACTACGCATCACAAGTTCGCGTTTCAATGCAATTGTTGCAAGACAACGCATTCGATTTGAACGCGTTCCTTGCTGAAGCAATGGGCGAAAGAATCGCACGCGCAACAAACGCGGCATTCACTACCGGTACTGGCTCAAGCCAACCACAAGGTATCATCACGGGTGCAACATTAGGAAACACCGCGGCATCTGCAACGGCAATTTCTGCCGACGATATCTTGGACCTTATCCACTCAATTGACCCATCGTACCGCAACAAGCCGTCATTCGGTTTGATGGCGAACGATAGCGTTATCGCGGCAATTCGTGCGCTTGGTCTTGGTTCTGCAAATGACTTCCCAATCTTCATCCCATCGATGGAAGCGGGTCAGCCGGACAAATTATTTGGATTCAACCTATACTACAACAACGATATGGAATCAGCAATCACGACTGGCAAGAAAACATTGCTCGCGGCTGACTTCAGCAAGTTCGTTGTTCGTTCTGCTGGTGGTGTTCAAATGGTACGTTTGAACGAGCGTTACATGGACGAGTTAGAAGTTGGTTTCGTTTCTTACGCTCGTAAGGATGCGAAGGTTCTTGATAGCCGTGCAGTGAAATACTTGGCTCAAGCCTAATCGATATGAAAGTCAGATTTTTGAAATCTGTATCGGGCAATGGATTCCACTACCGCAAACACGCGGTGGTGGAAATCCACGCCGATGAGATGTTGACCGATTTTTTGAATGCGGGTTTTTGTGAGGCAATAGCCGAAGCACCAAAAGCACGCGCAAAGAAGGCGGTGAAGAAAAACACTACAAAGGAAACACGATAAGAAATGGCGATTGATATTGTAACGCCCGCGGCGTCCGAACCCATCACATTGACCGAGGCGAAGAATTTTCTTCGCGTTGACCATAGTGATGACGACACCTTGATTGAGGCCCTAATCACGGCCGCACGTCAAATGTGTGAAAGTTACACACGACGCGTTTTGGTGACTTCAACAATAGACGAATATTTTGACCAGTTCCCACGCAATCATTGGGATGGTCAATCGAACTTGTTGTATTTATCACGCGGTTCAGTTGCATCAATTACCTCGGTTTCTTATGTGGATGAAATCGGTTCAACGGCGGTGATTCCGTCATCGTTGTACACAACCGATTTGATATCGGAACCCGCACGCATTCAATCCATAGGTGGATGGACAACGGGGGCGGGTGTCGTCAATCAATTAATTGTTCGCTATGTTGTGGGGACTGACGTTTCGGCAATTCCAAAGCCGTTGATTCAAGGGATGATGTTGGTCATCTCGGAATTGTACGACCAAAGAATGGACCGCGTTCGTCAACTGCCAACGGCATCCGAATATTTGTGGAACCCTTACCGAATATTCACATTCTAATGATTGACCAATCGGGACAATTAGACCGCAGAATCACGATTCAATCGTTCACCGAATCAACCGATGATTTTGGTGAAGTGATTTTGTCGTTCACAACCTTGGCCAATGTTTGGGCGAAGGTCGTGGAAAAAAGCGGGAATGAAGGTGAGGACGGAAACCAAATGGTTGCAACTCAAAAGGTCGAATTTTTTATTCGTTACCGCTCGGACATAAACGAGCAAATGCAAATTGTATACGACAACAAAACCTACACAATCGAAGCGATTTTGAATGCGGATTCACGCAAGTCGTTCCAAAAGATTGTGACAAGATTTGCGGACTAATGGGAACAACTGCGGAAAGAATGATGTCGGCAAGAAGCAAACGCACGGGCGGTGGTTCGGGTGGTGCTTTCATTGGCTTTGATGAAAAGGACATCAAGAAAGAATTCGAACGTGCTTTCAAGGAATTGGAGAATCTACACGATGGGGTCACAACTGCACAAATTCGCCGCATTGCACGCAAGTCTTTGAAGCCGATGTTGAAGGCATACAAAGACGAAATCACCAACATCAAGTCGGGAAGTTTCAAGGTGTACCGAAACGGCGGAATCTATGCAGAAATAACCAAAGGACAATTGAAGAAATCAATGGGCATCATCACCACGCGTGTGAATCGTGGGGCGACGTTTGCATCATTGCAAGTTGGTCCAAGGGTGAAGCGTTCATTTAGCGACCCGGAAAAAGGCGGTTGGTTCGCACACTTTTTGGAATATGGATATTTAAGGGACGGACAATATAACGGACCAAACAAAGGTTTTGCGAGACGCGCAAGAACAAGCAATTCCGCGGGTGTTGGAAATGAGTTCAAACGATTGATGCGTGGGTTCCTTAATAAACAAGTAAAAGCCGCACGAATATGATTGGGAAGGTTATCAAATCAAAGTTCACAAGCGATTCAGCATTGAACACATTGTTTGGTGGACGCGTGTTTCCAGTCATAGGAGCGCAAACAAAAGCGACGCCGTTCGCGATTTACGAGGTGGCGAATATCACCACAAGTATGTCGAAAGAAAGCGATTCGCATATTGACGAAATAGATGTCCGAATCACGTTGATTTCAACAAAGTATTCGGACACACAAAACGCCGTTGAATACGTTCGAAGTGCATTCATAAGAATGAACGAAACGATTAGCGGGGTGAAAGTAAAATCGTGCGCCTTTGAAGGCCAACGCGATTTGTTCAGCGATGATGAACGGACGTTTGGGTCACAAGTTGATTTGAAATTCCGCGTGTCTCGCGATTGATTTTGTATTTTGTAAACGATAAAAAAAGAAAAAAATGGCTGCAACAAGCATCATGAATTCAACGGATGTTGTGATTCAAATCAGCGAAGATGATGGAACTACTTACGACATCATCGGCCGTGCAACATCGGCATCATTAAGCGTTTCAATGGAAACGAGAGACACCACAAACAAAGATTCAGCCGGATGGCAAGAGAATCTTGAGGGTCTTAAATCTTGGTCACTTAGTGGCGACGGGTTGGTGACTTACTCAATCAGCGGTGACTATGACACACCGGACGACCTTTTCACATTGTTGTCAAACCGCACTTTGGTGAAAGTGAAATTCGGTTCTGCAACAAGTGGGGAAATCGACTACACGGGCGACGCTTACCTCGTAAGCTACGAACAAGAAGCGGGCGTTGAAGAAAACGTGACGTATTCATTCGGGTTCACGGGAACTGGAGTATTGACGCAAGCGTCAGTTGCTTAATCAAAGAATTGATTCGGGGCCGTCCGTCGGGCGGTCCCTTTATTACCTAACAACAACAAAACAAATAAGATGACACAAATCATTGAAATCGGTGAACGTAAACACCCAATTCGATTCGGATTCAACGC